GCCGCCTTGAGTTCGTCCGCCGTACACGTCTTGACCAACGCGTTATACGCCGCCTGCAATCGCGGCGATTTGATTTCTCTCGTCTGGCTCTCAATGCGCAGCGCTTGCCGGCGCAAATCAGCCATAAGCGCATCGTCTCCCAAAGCCGCCTGTGCCGTTCGCAGGAGCTTCGCCATATCCCGCCGAAGCGTTGCCTTGCTGAGTACACCCACACCGCTGTTGTAGCCGTCATACAGTTCCATGGCGATGCCTTTGATACTCTTGACCTGCCGCAGCGCGATGCCGAGCGAGGACACAATATTATTGCGCACAGGAAGCGCATGCAGACGCTTCGAGAGCTTCATGCTGTCGCCTGTCCATACCGTTTCTGTGAGTTTTCGCTTGATGTTTGCTTCCGACGGCGCGGCTACGAACTTCGGCAGTACGCCGTAACCCGCGCACGCTGCCAAAAACAGCATTTGACTTACCGCCTGCGCGTTCGCGCCGAAGAAGCCGACGTCTCGAATGGCGTCATCCACCGCCCGCGTCATGGGCACGCCGTCGTTGAACTTCTGCAGCACGCTTTCGACGAGGGTATCGCCAAGCGCAAGGTATTCTTTCCGATATCCCTGCAAGATGTTGCGCACGGCTTCTCGAAAGTCACGCTCCTTGAAACCAGAATCCTTCGGCATGGCTTACTCCTCGCTCTTTGCTCTTTCATCCGTTATTGGCGTTCGCTCGATATCCTGCATAATTTCATCGTAGCGACGATCATCCACGTCGGCGAAGTAGACCTCTGCCGCCTTGCGATTGATCTCGCGTTCAACGACTTCGCTGCCAATGGCGAGGTCTTTCATCTGCGCAGCCTTGTTCAACTCGTCCTCGATGTCTGTAATATTGAACGTGCGCGGATACTTGACTTTGAGATCGCGCAGTTCCATCCCCGCCCAGCGTGCGAAGATGCTAAATATCTTGACCTCAGCGACCTCGCAGTTCTCCGCCATATCAGCAAGCTCGTCCGTCGTCTTTTCAAAGTCCCACTGCTTGGCAATACCCGATGCTTTCGTCTCGACCCCTACGACGCTCGACAGCCCCGCTTGGCGGTACATATCGTCAATGATGTCCTTAATCTCCTGCTGCAGAATCTGCACTGGCTCCAACGGCGGCGCCGTGAATGCTGGCAAGTGGTGCGCCTCTCCATCCGTGACGAGCATATTGCTCGTGCCTAGCGTCAAGCCAATCTCTTTACCATCTTCGTCTTTCTGCTTCAACGCAGCGGCGGCATTGCGCGTCGCCGGATAAATTAGGACGGGGAAGCATTGGTTGCGCAATATCTCACGCTTTTCGCTGTCACGGTTATATATGTCGCGACTGGCACGGGCGATGTGCAGCATACTCGGCACGGGTAGCGGCGTATCGGCATCCTCGTCGGTTGCCGAGAGCGTGACGATGGGCAAAATGCCAAGACCGTGTTCGCCCGCGCGCGTTTCGTCGCCTTCTCCTTCCCCTTTGCAGCTCCATGCCATTTCCGTCCACGTCCATTCCTCTTTGTCGCCGACACCAGAAAGATCGTGCTTGCTCCTCTTCGTTGTCAGCTTGTAGGAAAGGCTGACGAAGCGTCCGGCGCGGTCGGTTTCGTAGTCCGTGACCTGCTCCGGGTAGACCATATAGAGATACGGGAACAAACGTCTTTCGAGCGCATCCTTCCGATTCACAGCTTGCTCGTCCACCGAGAAATTGTCCACGACGATGAAGACCCGTCCGTAGAGCCTCGCCATCTTCGTCGCCGTCTTCATGAAGGCGTTCATCGTCGTGCCGTTGCCATCGACATCCTCGACAAACTGTTTGAGCATCTCGTTCTCATCGAAATCGCGCACGATGGTCTTTTTGAAAATTGGATTCGTCAGCGAACAGATGATGACCTTGACGAAATTCGAGTATCGCGCCATCTGCCTGCGCAAAAGATAATCCTCCGGCTCTTCACGGTTGTGCATGAAGAGATATCGTCCGTCCTCGAAGCCGCCTCCTCCTGTATATGCGTCACGCAAAAGCTCATAGTTGTCCACCGCAATCGGCAAAGTTGCCATATTCACACCTCCCTCAGTACAGTTTATGCCGCCCGAAGATCGGCGGCATAGCCAGCAGCATATCGTTTTCCAATCCGTAGCGAACGGCATCAATCGCGTGATTGTCCTTGTCGGGATACGCTGAGATGAACTGCCTGTCTTTGTTGCGCATGTATTCGTAGCCGATAAACTCGCGGTAGGCGTTTGGGCAGCGACGCTTGTCGATGTAGATGCGATGCAGCTTTTGCAGCCACTTGATTCCAAAATCGACGGAATCGGGACCTTTTTTGACTGCCAGCACGTTTAACCCGTAGTCCGTCATCTCATCAATCGACTTCGGCTCTGCACTGTCCGCGCCGATCGGGCGCCTGCCTGCACGCGGCAAGATCAGCTCTGCCGCTCGTTTGTTTTTCACACGCTGCGCATATATCTCGTCAAAGATGTATAAGTCCTCATGCTTTGCATCGTAGTGCATGTCTATGTAAGCGAGCGGATCGACAGCAAAACCAAAATCCAGACCATGTCGCAAATGGTCAAAGGCGGCGACTTCTTCATCGCTCATTTCCCGATCTTCCACATTGTCAAAGACGCTGCCGCCCGTGCCGGTGACCTCGCCGAGATATTCGTGCCGGTAGAGCGTTTCGCTCTTTTCTTTGAGCCGTTCCGCTTCTAAGATGAACTGCTCGCCGAGCCAGCGGCGTGGCACATTGAGATACGTCGATTGATGCACGATGCGATCTTCGCGGTCAAAACGCGCTTCTTCATTGACCCAGTTGTTGCGACTCTTGGGCGGGTTGAACGAGCAGAACACCCAATACCGCTCGCCGCCGCGCAAGAGCGACTGCAAGAGACTTCGCACTTCTTCCATGCCGGTAAACTGGTCAAGTTCTTCAATCCAGACGATGCCGACATAGCCGAAGGGGAGTTTCAGCGACTTGACCTTTTCCTTGTCGTCCACCCCGAGGAATAGGATCTTCTGCCCCGTCCTTTTGTGCACGAACGACAGCGGGCTGATGCGGCCGTCGAACAGCTCCGCCACGCCGAGCGCGTGGATCGCCCACTCGACCTGATTGTAGACACTGTTTCTGAGCGTATTGCCGACCTTTCGCAGAACCACGGCATGACAGTCGGGATTTTGCAGGATCGCCAACGGGATGTTGAGCGACGCAAAGCTCGATTTCGTCGATCCACGCCCACCTGCGAGCCAGTAATGCGTATACTTGTGCCGCTGCACGTCAAAAAAGACACCGTCAAAGCTCGGCGCGATCAAGCTCGCGATATTCACGACCCGTTCTTCTTCACGTTTCATCTTCCGTACCTCGCTCGAAAATAAACTGCATCGGCACAGCAGCGCCGTCCTTTTCCTCAGCAAGTGCCCGCTCTTTCAGTTTGACCTCGCGCTCCTTGAGCCGCACATCTGCACTCTCGCCGATCGTGTCTAGGAGAATCCTCATCATATGCGGATCGCCTTTGCATGCATTGCGAATAATGCTGCCGAGGATAGCGTCGCTGACGGTAAGCTCACCGTCGCTGAGCTTCGCCGCCTTCATGATCGCATTTCGCATGTCCGGATGCAGCTCATCAAGCCGCATGGCGACCGCCTCTTTGAGCGCGGTACGGAGCGCCTTCTTACGGCGACGAGATGCACCGCTCGCGATGCCGCCTTTTTTGCCATTTCCCCTAGCTTCGTCCTTGCTTCGTTGCGATGCAGGGATTAGATTCTCATGCCCCTTCGCCATGTTACATACTCACCACCGTCCTTGCTTATTCTCGCGTATACGAAAAGGGCGCCACACTCGTGCAGCACCCTCGATTCTCAGCTTATACTATATCACAGATCGAATAGGGCTTTCTAGGGTCAATTTCTGAAACTCACCCAGTGCCCGACCATGTAGTCGTCTCGTCCAGCGATAATCAAACCCCATACCGACTGCGACTTGCTCAAATGACTGCCCCTGCAAATACCGACGCACCAGCACATCGCGATATCGCCCGTCCTCGATCTGCTCGATCCGCCCCTTGGCATCCTCGCGCAGCGCGATCAACTTGTCCCACTGCTTGGCGATGCGCTCCGCATATCCCTCCAACGCCGCAATCGCGTCCGACAAGTCTCCGATGCGCGAGTTACTGACCTTGTCCTTGTTGTACTCCATCGCCTTGAGATGCAGGATATCCGACTTGGCTTGTTCGTACTCCTCTTCCAGCCGTTTCAACTCGCGCTCTGCATCACGCACGCGCCAGAGATACGCCTTCGCCTGTTTCGTGTCGTTCAATCTTCCGCCTCCTTGTCCAGCTGTTCCAGCAGCAATCTCCCATCCAGTTTTGTCAAATTCCCGAAATACGCCGACAGGAAAAATCGCCTCACCTCTCTGCACACCGCAAGCGCATCTCTGCTCGTCGGAAATCCCCGTAGTTTCTTCTGCGCGGCTCGGTAGTCACTGACCGCTAACAAAATGATGGCGTTCGCCAGATTTTCGTACGATCTCGTGTTTGCCTCGCTCATCTTGCGCCTCCTGTTTGACCCACAAAGTCTCCGTCCGTTTTACACCTGACGTTACCACCATGTCGGTGTCATACCTTGCCCAATCCTGTAGCTTGGCGTCGTACAGCTCATTGACATAGCCCGACAGCATAACTACCCCACGATGCTTATTAAGCACGTCCAATAATTCTTCGTGCGCCGCGTCATCCATCTCATGCCGATAGCTTGACCTGCAGATCCTTGTTGATAGCACGTATGGCGGATCGCAATAAATCAAAACCTTGGGATGATTAAACTGCCGGATGAGCTGCAGCGCATCTTTGTGCTCGATCTGCACCTGTTTAAGACGCGCTTGCGCCGCAACAATCCAGCTCGGGAGACGATTCCAGTTCCGCACCGCATAAGCAGCCTCACGCCCTACTACGTCCTTTTTCCAGCCGCAATTTTTCCCATCGGCTCGCGTACCATAGCTTTGCCAAACCAATGTCAAAAATCTGGCCGCACGCTCAACATCAGACGCTTCAGAGTTACTCTGTAGAGATGCCTCGTACACCTGCCTTGCGTATGGTATGCCCGCAACAACCTCGGCCAACGTTTTGGCCTTCCGCTGCACGACCTGATACAGATTAACGACATCGCCATTGATATCGTTAATCGTCTCGATTGGCGCAGGAGCCTTGCGAAACAGCACTGCACCACTGCCAAAAAACGGCTCAAGGTATGAGTGGTGCCGTGGCATATGCCGCAGGATAAAATCTGCAATACGCCACTTTGCACCGGGATAACGCAAGATAGAGCGTGCAGGCTCTATCTGTGCTACATGTTTCATTGTCGTCCTCCTCATGCTCTGTATCGTCTTACGCACTCGCACACTCGCTTTTGCCGCACATCTCCGGCAGATTAGCTCGTACAAGCGCCTCGGCAAAGGGCGGCGGAACTGCATTGCCGCACCTTGCGACTTGCGCCGATTTTGGATAACTCTTGCCATCTGCGTCACGGTCGATGATGTAGTCCGGCGGAAATCCCTGCGCATTAAATAACTCGCGCGGCGTGAGCATCCGCATACCGATATCCACGATCTGATACATCTCTCCGCGCACAACAACAAATCCGAAATGGTCTTTTGCAGTGATTGTATGCAGTGGGTCTGTAAGAGACTGCCCCTCGCCTTGCCCGTAATATTTGACCAAAAATGCCTCAACAAGCGCATTATGATCTATGCTGGTCACTGTCGGCAGCGGCGCCGTTACATCAACCCCGGCACTTTGGTAGCCTCCTGCAAAATACTTGCTGATAAATGCCGTCACCAGCCCGTAACGATTGGACGCATCTGCCGTCATAAGCGGACAGTCAATCGCCTGCCCTCGCACCTCCTTGCCTGACTGCTCGCCGTGATATTGTATGAGCAGCGGTGCCAGCCTCTTGTTCACGATATACGGTTCTGGATTGTCGAGGACAAACTTTTTTAGCCCGCGTGCAATGCGCCGCATCGTGTTGCCGCAAAGCGGCCTTTTGCGGGTAAAGATAC